TATGGACTGGTTTGTATCCTACACTATCAACAGGTGGTCGCTGTATTGCCCTTTCCACACCCAATGGTGTAGGAAACTGGTTTCATAAAACTTGTACCGATGCAGAGGCAGGGGCAAATAATTTTCACCTCACAAACCTCCCGTGGGACGTTCATCCCGATAGAGATATTGAGTGGTTCAAAAAAGAAACCAAGAACATGTCGAAACGACAGATCGCACAGGAGTTGGAGTGTAACTTCAATACTTCTGGTGAGACTGTCATTGACGGTGAAGATATTGAGTGGATGCTATCACAAGTCAAGGAACCAAAGTATAGAACTGGCTTTGACCGCAACTTCTGGATATGGGAAGAGTATGACCCTTCTTGTAACTATCTAATGGTCGCTGATGTTGCAAGAGGTGACGGAGAAGACTATTCTACATTCCACATTATCCAGTTGGAGACTCTGTCCGTTATTGGAGAATACCACGGAAAACCAAACCCGGACTTGTTCGCCAGTATGATAAATCAAATTGGTCGAGAGTTTGGAAATGCAATGTTGGTTGTAGAAAATAATAATATTGGTTTTGCTGTATTGGATAAGCTTATCGAAGCACAATATCCCAATCTTTATCATTCTATCAAATCAACACACGAGTATATCGAACAGCATGTAGCAGAGACTATCACAAACTCTGTTCCCGGCTTTTCTACCAGCATGAAGACCCGGCCTCTAATTATAGCCAAATTAGAGGAGTTTATAAGAAATAAACTAATTAAGATATATTCGACTCGTACCATCAACGAAATGAGAACTTTCATTTGGAACAATGGTAAGCCACAGGCAATGAGAGGATATAACGATGATTTGGTTATGGCTCTCGCTATTGCCTGTTGGGTTCGGGATACTGCACTACAAGCAAATGCCAGAGATCTAAATTACCAAAAAGCCTTCGCCGATGCTATCATTACCAGCAAGACAACTTTTAATACACAAATAAAAGGACAAGAAGGCTATAAAAGAAACGAACTTTTTGATAAAATGACGGAAGCACAAAATCTATATTCACAATATAGTTGGATTATAAAGTGAGAAAATAAATGCCAAGAAACAACGGAAGGAATCCTTCCAACCCACAATCAGAACTTTTCAAAGCCCTAACAAGAATGTTCTCAGGGCCTATTATCAATTATCGTTCGCAGTCTGGTCGCCGCATCAGAAAGCAACATTTAGATAAGTATAGTTCCAGATTCAAATCTGCTTCCGGGCAGCAGTTCAAGAAGTCTATTTATAACCCTCTTGATAATATTGCTACTGCCGCTATCGCTAACCAGCGAAGAGTGGAGAGATATGTAGATTTCGATCAGATGGAGTATATGCCAGAGATCGCATCATCGTTAGACATTTATGCTGACGAGATGACCACTTATTCTGATTTGCGTCCAATGCTAAATATTCGTTGTCCCAACGAAGAAATCAAAGCAGTTCTAACAATCCTTTTCGATCAGGTGTTAAATGTTCAGTACAATCTATTCGGTTGGAGTCGCACTATGTGTAAGTACGGGGATTTCTTCCTTTATCTTGATATTGATGATAAATTCGGAGTCAAGTCAGTAATCGCACTTCCACCACAGGAAATCGAAAGACTCGAAGGACAAGATGCGACAAACCCCAACTATATCCAATATCAGTGGAACTCTGCTGGTATGACCTTCGAGAACTGGCAGGTCGCTCACTTCCGTATTCTTGGTAACGATAAGCAGATCCCATACGGAACTTCTATCCTCGAACCTGCTCGTCGTATCTGGCGACAACTAACACTTATGGAAGATGCGATGATGGCTTATCGTGTCGTTCGTTCTTCCGAGAGAAGAGTATTCAAAATTGATGTTGGTGCTATTCCGCCACAAGATGTCGAGCAGTACATGCAAAAGATTGTCGGCCAGTTGAAGCGACACTCTGTTGTAAATCCGGACACTGGCCGTGTAGATCTGCGATACAACCCAATGTCTATCGAAGAGGACTATTTTATTCCTGTTCGTGCTGGTTCTGTTACTGATATTCAGTCTCTTGCCGGAGCACAGAACATCACAGCCATCGACGATATCAAGTATCTTCGCGATAAGTTATTCTCTGCTCTCAAAGTTCCCCAGTCTTACTTGACTATGGGCGAAGGTGCGACAGAAGACAAAACAACACTCGCAGCCAAAGACATTCGTTTCGCTCGCACCATTCAGAGACTACAGCGAGTCATCATCGCAGAACTAACAAAGATTGGTATTATCCACCTTTATACCCTTGGTTTCCGTGGCGACGACCTTTTGAGTTTCGACCTAAACCTAAACAACCCAAGCAAAATCGCAGAACTACAGGAACTCGAACATTGGAAAACCAAGTTTGATATTGCCGCTTCTGCTACAGAAGGCTACTTCTCTCGTCGTTGGATTGCCGAAAATATTTTCAGCATGTCTCATGATGAGTTTATTCGTAACCAAAGGGAAATGTATTACGATAGAAACCACGATGCTCAACTTCAGCAGGTTGCTGAAGAAGCAGCCGCAGGAGGCGGCGGTCTTGGTGGCGGAGGTGACTTAGACTTAGGTGGCGATCTTGGTGGTGGAGACTTGGATCTCGGCGGTCCCGAAGAAATGCCTGCTGCTGATGCTGGCGGTGAAGCCGCTGCTGCTCTTGGAGGCGGTGATGAAGGCGGAGGCGGAGGAGACGAGTCACCACTACTCGCAGTTCCTCCCGGTTCCCGTAACGCTCCTCGTCTAACACCCGGTGCAAAGGGCAAAGTATATTATCCCAAGAAGGTCGATAGGCGTAACGCTGGCGCGAGAACCCGCCATTTTGATAGCTTGAGGGCATCAGAAAAAAGCAGCAATACAACCAGAAATGTATTTCCCGGTGCCGAGATAAACACCCTTGCGAAGCCCACAAGTGTAAGCGCAGGTATTTATGCCGAAGGCGGGACTATTTATAATGAGGCAGAGCAAGACGAAGAGCGTAAGTTGTTCGAGATAAACGATTCTTTACGCAATTTGCTGTCTGACTTGGATAAAAAAGAAAAACTTCTAACGGAATAAAATCATGAAAATTAAGCATAATAAAAAGAGAAACACCGCTTTTGTTTATGAAGCATTGGTAAGAGAAGCAACAGTAAGCATCATCAAAGAAGATGTCGCCAGAAAAGATAAAGTTGTTTCCATTATCAAGAAGCATTTTGGAGCAGACACTTTACTATACAAAGACTTGGAATGCTATCGTTCTTTGTACGAAGAAAAGTTCCCAAATAAACAATTGGCTGGTCGAGTTCTCAATGAAGTCAAAATGCAGAAGCGATTGATTGACCCTGATGGTTTATTCCAGCAGCAGACAGAACTTATCCACGATATCAACAAAGACCTAAGTCCAGACCTTTTCAACAACTTTGTTCCCAACTATCGTTCTTTGGCTACTATCGAGCAGATCCTTTCTTTCAAGACTTCTCCAAAAAACAAGATTATGCTTGAGAATCAGATTATGGATTCACTTATCGCTGTAAAAGAATCGGCAACCGATATGCCTACCATTGATAATCTAACTTATCGTCAGTCCGTCAAACTATTCAACGAGAAGTACGAGAGCCAACTACTAAAAGAACAAAAGAACCTTTTGACTTTTTATGTTACTTCCTTCTCCGACAATGGCCTACAACTAAAAATGTATCTCAATGAAGAGATCGGCAGACTAAAAGAAAAGTTGGTAGAAGCCAGAGAAGTACCTTGTATTCTAGAAGACAAGGATATGCTAGCAAAGACCAACAAGATCATCGAGAAACTAAATGGTTTTGCTAAACAAACCATCAACGAAAATGTCTTGCTTACCGTTCTAAAAACCCAGTCCTTAGTACAGGAGATCTATAATGGCGATAACGATTAGAGTTGGCGATAGAGCCAATAGAAAACTAGTAACTCTAGAAATGGATGTCCGTAAAAGTCTCAACGGAGATCTAATGATTTTTGATCACGGAGACATCGACATCGTACTTTCTTCTTCCAAGAATAAAGTTATTGCCTTTCCAAAAGAGCAGATCTCTGATTATGTTTATGGCGCACAGAACCGACTATTCGCTTTTCTACGAAAGCGCGGTGTCGTAATTGCCGAAAGCATCCGTGCTGGCTCTTTCTACGGCTCTTTTGAGGCCAAACTTGAAGCGCCACTAAACGAAGATGTCAGCGCTGCTAAAATGGCTTTGGTAAATATCAACGAGTTTATTTCAGAAGAACGCCCATACTTTGAGGCTATGGATGTATTTGTAGCAGAAACCGAATCCGATTATGTAGATCCGGATGCAGAACATTCTACCGAACTTGGTGAGGTTCCACAGTCATCTGATAAGGGTTCTATGAGATATGTTCGCGACACAGCGGCTCATTATCTCTATACATTTGAGTAAGGAATATAAAAGATGTCTAAAGATATGAAACTGATAATGGAGCGTTGGGATAAGTTTGTTATTCAAGAAGAGCCGATTCAGACAGTTGGTGATTTGAAAAAATTAATCAAAACTCACCGTGCTATGGAAGCTGGAAAAGAACTCGGCAAAAAAGCGGCAGAAGCGGCAATAGAACAAGTGCCTGTCATTAGTAATATTTTTTCTCTCTGGAGAGGAGCAAAAGACGCTAAAGAAATTATCGGCAAGTTGTACGGTGCCGAAGATACCTTTAGATCTTCTACTGGATTAGATAAGCTCAATGTCGATGATAACGTATCTAAGATTGTTGATGACCCTATTGAAGTTGCGTTCATCAATGATCTATTGGCAACAATAGATGGTATGGATGATTTAGCACCGATTCCGGATGTCAATGTAGAATTACAAAAATATTTAGCCAGAAAGTTTGATAACAATCAGGTAAAAAAATGACAGAGCTAATCTTGTTTGTGTTGGTAGCCTACGGACTAACACAAATTTTAGTATATAGCGACATGCCTATACTAAAGAAACTGCGCCCCACAAAAGAAGCACTACACGGCTACGGAAAGGTTTTTCATTGTCCCATGTGTATGGGCTTCCATGTGGGCTGGTTTTTATTGCTGCTTTCTCCTTGGACTGAACTATTTAGTTATGAACTGACCATTCTAAATATGTTCTTATTTGGCTGTTTGTCTTCTGGAACTAGTTATATTTTGAATATGGTATTCAGCGATTCTGGTATTCAGTTCTCGCAAAACATAGAAATGTCTAAGCCGACATTGATTGGAGATTTACAAAATGAAGATTTCTAAACAAAGAATATTACAGATTATAAAAGAAGAGGCTGAAGATCAATTCAAAAGACTGAGTACAAAAGGCGTTACTGCCACCAAATACCGACAAGCCGGAATTGATAGAGCACAGGCCAGCGCCGAAACCACTCCACAAGAAAGAGGTATTGTCAATCAAATAGAGCAATTTATTTCGAATCTCGCGAATACCGAAGGTGTCGATTTAGTTCAGTACAAAGCACTATTGGAAAGAATACTAAAATATTTACAAAAGTCTCTAGCAGGCTCAGTAAAACCAGAAGCAGGAGAACAGCAATGAATAACTATCTAATGTCTAAATGGGGACTTCAGCCAGTAAGATTTTGTAAGAAAGGCTGTTAGCTCGCGCCGCTAGCGGCGGCATTTGTTTTTATAGGAAAAGGTTATGTCTAAGAAACTACTAAGAGAATACTACGCATTATGCGACGGCAATACATGTAAAGATCTTCTTACCGAAGAAGAGAAAAGATTTATCTCCAATGGTGGTATGATCCTCACAGGCATCATGCAAAAATCTGACACTCGTAACGGAAACGGAAGAGTTTATCCGCATAATGTGTTGATGCGCGAGATGAAGAACTACCAGAAACTAGTTAAAGAAAGGAGAGCACTAGGAGAACTCGATCACCCCGATGATTCAGTAATAAATCTCAAGAACGCTTCTCACATGATTACAGAAGTATGGTGGGACGGAAATGCCGTTATGGGAAAAGCTAAAGTACTCGATACGCCGTCTGGTAAGATACTTCGTGCTTTGGTTGATTCTGGCGTTACTCTTGGTATATCTTCTCGTGGGATGGGTTCGGTCAATGAGGTAAATGGGGATACAATGGTCGAAGATGACTTTCAGTTGATCTGCTTTGACTTTGTTTCTGAGCCTTCTACTCCCGGTGCCTTTATGATGAAAGAAGCAAAAGAATACAACAACAATGTATTTACAAAGGCAGATAAAATCAACCGCCTACTCAATGAGGTTTTAGACGATGAGTGATAAGCAATATAAATTAATAAAAGAGAACTGGGACAATTACATCAAAGAAGATCAGGAAAATCTTGAAGAAGTTCAGCTTGTGGGCATGAACTTGATTCTATCCAATCTGGAACACTTGGCTGATTTTTTTGATTTTTTGGCTGTGGCTCTAAAAAATGAAGATTTGAAAAAGGTTGCCGCTACATGCCGTTCTGTCGATACAGGATTGAAAAAGTTAAAGAAAGAAAGCCCCGCAGCTTATCGAATGCTTCAGGCCACTGATGTTTTGGGATCCCTCAAAGGTGCTGGTTTGAACACGGTAATAACAGCAGTCCGTTCAGCTTTTGGCGCTGCTGCGCCAAAACAGGTAACACAAGACGACGATATCAGTCCAGAAGATATGGAACCAATCGAACCATAAAAACATATTAGAGGATAGTATGAAACAGAGTGATTTAAAAAGAATGTTGAAGCCACTTATCAAGGAATGTGTCAAAGAGATGATCCTTGAGGAAGGGTTACTAACCAACATTGTATCAGAAGTTGCAGCGGGAATGCAGGGACAGGTTATCACAGAAACCCGTCGTCCTGCCCCGCAGGACACCTCCGAGGACTTACAAATAAAACAAAAGTCCGTAGAGGCTCGTAAGAAATTACAAGAGCACAGAAGAAAGCTTATGGACGCTATTGGAAAGGAATCTTACAACGGCGTTGATATTTTTGAGAATGTAGAACCTACGAAACAACAGGCAGCAACTCCAAGAGCGGGTGCGGTTGATCTAGGTGATCCCAATGATTCCGGAGTAGATATTAGTTCTATTCTCGGATCCGCATCAGACATATGGAAGGCACTGAAATGAAGAGAACAAATGTAAAAGTAACTGCGCGAGAGTGTCGCGGTAATGTTGAGAGAATGATTCGTAGGTTTATCAAGAAAACCAAGAAAGAAAAGATTATCGACGCTGTTCGCGAGCGTGAATATTATCGTAAGCCCTCAGACATCAAACGCGCAAAGTTGCGTAAAGCAAAGCGTCTGCATCAGAAAGAACTACAAAAGCAGCAAGACGCAGCGCGTAAAAACAGATAGTACATACTATTTATGAACAATAAGGGAGAATAATATGAGCGGTATTTCTTGGAAAATGGATGTTGGAGTCAATCACGTTCCAGCATATCAGGTCAGCGGAAGACCTTTCGCCTCTGGTAACATTGATGCGAGTTCTGCCGTCGCTGTACAGTTTCCTTATGTAACAAGATGGTTTCAAGTAACAAATAGGACTGCTAGCCCCATCAAACTTGGTTTTTCCGAGAATGGTGTTTCTGGTACAAATTATATTACTGTTAGCGCTTCTGGTTCTGCTGGATACGGAGTCTCCGATGTTTATGAAATAAAGGTTTCCGAAATCTGGTTGCTAGGCGGTAATGGTATTGATGTAATGGCTGGTCTTACTTCTATTCTTCCTGATAGAGTTTCTGGCTCTACTGGCCCGTCTTGGTCTGGCTCGGCAGGAGTAGGGTGATCAATGGCTCAGTTTGGTTGGGCATATATAAACTGTAGTTCTAGCGGAGGCACAGCAAACCACGCTGGGCCGCTAAACTCTATTCAGTATCTCGTTAGTTCGACTGATACGAGTGGTTCTTCGAACCTTACATTTGATGTTTCTTCAAGTTTGCTAAATTTGAATGGAGATCTAAATGTAAATGGCTCCATCACCGCTAGTGTATTCGTAACCGATAGAACCGACCTTATTTCTGGTTCCACTATCTTTGGTAATACTACCGACGATACACACCAATTCACTGGTTCTATTTATGTCGGGCCTTCCGCAAGTGCTCCGACATTCTATGTGGATGTTTTCAATAGCCAGTCAGTAACTACTGGCTTTCGTGTTGCTTATATGTCGGTAACCGCTTCTGGTGTTACTTCTTCCAACTCCAATTATATTATTGGTCTTGGAGGCTCCGGAGATTTAGAGTTTCGTATCCATTCTGCTTCTGTCGCAGGTTCCGGAGCATTGTTGATTGTCAAAGATGAGATAAGTCCAAGAGTAGGCTCTATCACTCTTTCGGCATCGTCTGGCGACACTATCGACGGAAATGCTTTCTACGAGATCTCTGGTTCTAATCCAGCGATCAGTTTATATTCAAACGGCACAAACTGGTTTGTATTCTAATGAAGGAGTGAGAACATGGCTTATAACACTCTTTCCGGTAC